CTATCCGCCATTTGCCAAATCTTTGCCAATTCTGTTCGCCGATTGTGCCAACCAATCGATTGCGGATTCGGCGCTACCGATAATTTCTCTCTGCCCGATATCCTCGCGCTCGGGCTGATAAACGATCATCGCGCTCGACAGACCCGGTGCTGTCACGGTCAGTTTCCAGCCGTAATCTTGCCAGTCATCGACGATTGCGTCCGGGTGCGCGGCCGTGATCCTGCGTTTTGCTTCCGCGACATCGGAAAGGGTGTAGCTCAAGACTTCTGCTCCTGACGGTCCCGGTAGTCTTCCAGCTTCGCGATGGCGTTCGCCGCCAGCACGCCGCGGCGGGCCAAATAGGCGTCTATGATGCGCTGCGCCTTGTCCACGGTCCAGGTCAGCGCCTCGGCGATCTCTGGCGCCGTGGCGCCGGCCTCGGCCAACAGCGTTGCTGCCGTGCCGCGGTTGTCGTGGAAATTCAGATCGCCGGCGCCGATCGCGTCGGCATCCTCGCGGAAGTGCTCGTTGAAGTACCGGCGGGTGTAGGCTTTGCCGCTGGGTGTGAGCAGCACCAGGGCTCCCGTCCGCTTTAGGCCGTCCAGGTGCGCGCGCAGCTCTCGGGTGGCCGGTATCCAAAGCCATTTGCCCGTCTTGTGTGACCGGATCTGCACGCGCTGGCCGTCGTAGCGGGTCCAGGCGAATCCGCGAATGTCGATCGCGCGCATGGCGGTGTTCCGGACCAGAATCATCGCGGTTTGCATCGCCGGCCGGGCGGTGCTGATGAACTTCTGCTGCAGCTCGGGCGGCCATACCTTGTCGGCCCGCTCGCTCTTGTACAGCCGCTCGAAACTCGGGATCGGGTGAAATTTGATGCGCCGCTTTTCCTTCGCGAAGCTGAGAGCGCGGCATAGCGCCGACATGAGGTTGTCAGCCGATCGGCGCGAGGTCTTGCCGATCTCCTGGTGCCACGCGAGTGCGTCGGCGGCGAAGGCGTCGGCGTCGTCCTGATTGTTGAAGGTGTCTTCGGGGACGGTGCCCCACTTCTTTTCGATCCGCGCGAACTTCCAGACGTATTGCTTCCGGTGCTCGGCGCTCAATGAGGCGAACGTCTCGGACGTGTCGAAAAACCTGATCAGGTCAGTTAGCGTCTTGCCGCCGCGACGCCGCTTCTTCTTTTCGGCCTCTGCGTAGCTCTCGACCAGCCGGCTTTCGTCCAGCGGCTCGCCGGTGGCTCGGTGGTACAAATACACGCGAACCGAACCATCAGCGAGCTTCATTGCAACCCGCTTGATGCCTTTGAGCTTAAGCGGCTTGCGTTTTATTCGCGGCATTCTCGGTCTTCCATCGCTGATAGGGCGATAGCTCGCCCGATCCTGTCACAAGGCCAGACGCGCGGTCTAGGGCTTGGTCGATCGCCTTGCGGTCCCACCGGTTCGTGCCGGGGATCGCATCGGGAACGATGCCCTTCTTGCGCCACTGATCGAACGCCGCCAGCGTCTCGCAACCGCAATAGGCGGCGGCTTCCTCCTTGCTCATGCCTCGTTTCATCGGGCTGCCTCTGTTTCTGCTGCCGCCCATGTCGCGGGATTGATCATGAAGTCGCAGAAGTCGTGCAGCGTGGTGATCGTGTCGAACCACGCCACATCGTCGCAAATGCGGCCCTCGATCGCCGCGCGCATGATGTCCCGATAGCCCTGCGTCAGCCTCTTGGCCTCTGCGCGTTGGGCCTCGAACGCCTTTCGCACCGGCTCGGCGCCGTTCCAGTTGCCGGGTTCGCCGGTCGCGCCGGACACGACCCGATAGATTTCGTAGATCGTTGCGTTCGCGGTTCGCGCCTCAAGAGCGTGGGCCTTGGCCTGCCGCAGGATCGCGTCGCGCTCAGCGCTGATCCGGCTTATCTGATCGCGCAAGGATTTTGCGTCGCCGTCGATCACTTGTCTTCCTCCACGTTGCACCCATCAATCTCAGGGTCTTCGACCTCGCTGGAGCACTGGTGGCAAACCGAAACGTGCCCGTTTGCTTCGAGCGCCATAGATTCGGCTTCGTCGGAAGTCGCGGCTTCGAAGCACCCGAGGTATTTCGTCGCGTACACCTTCCCGTAGACGTGCCATTTCTTTGTGGTCAAAACCCCCTCCATTTGCTGACCGGGCGCGACGCCTTGCGCTGCGGTTCGGAGCGTTGGAATCCTCCGCCTTTGATCGTCTGGCGCGGCCGAGTAATTCCAAGTTGTCGCTGGCGGACGCGGGCAACCTTCGCCTTTAGCCTCACGTCGAGTTTCGTTTTTGCCTCGTGGCACTGGTCGCAGAGCAACTGCAAATTGCTCTCGCGGTGTTGTCCGCCGAGGATCAACGGCACGACGTGATCGAACTCGGCGCGCAGTGGCGGCTTGATGTCGCGCGTGCATTTCGGGCAACAATCTCCGGCCCTGGCCGCGATGCGGTCCTTGACGCGGTCCGGGATCTTGCTATCTGGCGTCTTTCCGATCCACTCAGGGACGCTGCGGGATGTGTCGGTCATGCCGGCACCGCTACAAAAGCGCGCTCGCCAGCCCTAACGGCGTCGGCAAAAACTTCGTCCGCCACGCCCTGACAATGACGATTGTCTCCGATTGCGCGCGGGATGATCAGCGAAGCATTTCCGAAGCCTATCGCCTTCAACGCAGCTTGCATCGCGATTGGTCCGCGTAGCTTGTCTAAGCCTGTGAACCGCGGGCTTGACCTGACGGCAACCGTCGTCGCGATGAGGATTCGGCCCCAGCACTCGCCAACGGCCTCGATATGCTCCTTTTCCGCCTTCTTCATGTGGCGGCGCCCTCGCGGTTCATGGCGTCGTCTATGGCTATTTCGAGAGGGAGCCGCGGGTATCGCTTCGAGCCTTTGGGCGGGAGAAACTGGACAAGATATTTGCGCTGTTCCTCACACCATACCCGGTAGGCAAACCCGCTGCGGCGCGCGAACGGGTAGTTGTCACGGAGCAGCTTCACGCGGTCGCGGAAAGGCGAGTCCTTGGGTAGATCGGCGGTCAGCTTCGCGATGATGCCCTTTGCGGTGTCGCGCCATGTCATGCCGCGTTCTCCTTCTTCGCCTTCGGCTCGCTCCACACAACCGGCGGGTCTTGCTGGGCGCCCCATGCGAACATCAGTTCAAAGAGGTTCGACATTTCATTTACGCCTAAATCGCTGCTCGATTGCCCGATGGCTATGAAGCGGGCGCCGTCCAGCGACGGAATGAATTCGTGCTCGTGTCCAAGCGCATCGAGAAAAACCGCCTTCCATCCCTTAGTTGTTAGTCGGCGGCCGAAAAGCGTCTTCTGCCGGGCGATGTCGGTCAGCATCGCCCACATGCGATCATTCTGTTCAAGGGTGCGCTGCGGCTCCTTGAATTCGACGCGCGTCCCGGCCGGAACGCGCGTGATCCAATCAATCGCCTTCTGCCGCTCGGCGCGTGAGTTGAGGACCAACAGGGCTCGGCTGGTCATAGTGCAATCTCCCGGAGCGCGGTTTCGCGAGCGTTGTTGAGCTGCGCCATCTGTTCGGACGTTCCGCCCTTGTCGGGGTGCCGCTCGCGGGCGAGGTCGCGGTATTTGTTCTCGATCGTCGCGCGGCTGATGCTCGCCGGCGGGACGCTGTCGAGCCCAAGCACGTCGCGCCAGTGTTGACCGGCCGGAGCCGGCAACGCTTGAAACCCGGTGAACGTGGCGCGGACAAGCGCAAGGGTGCCGTGGCGTAGTTCTGTGCGCCGGGCCTCGATGATGTGATGGATAGCCTGCAAGTTCGCGGCGGGGCTGTCGTAGCGATCGACCGGGATGCAGACTTGCAAACCGTCCCAGGTGAACCACACGGCAACGCCGGGGTCGCTCGGGCGCTTGCCGGTGTTGGCGGTCAGCGGGTTCATGTCGATGTTGCTCGACAAAACCGGCTGCTCGATCTTTTTTCCGCTGTCCTTCGCGAACGCCTCAAGGCTCTTGCGGACGTTGCTAAGCGCGGTGTCGAAGTTTGTGCGGAATGCGCCTCCGGCGCGGCCAGACTTCCATCGGGGAAATCCTGCCGGCCAGTGCAGGGGATAAGCTGCAATGCTCATGCTGCCAGCGCCTCGCCGCGCCGCTGGATCTCGGCCACGATCCCGTCAAGCTCAGCGTTGAAGCGATCGACTTCGGTCGCGAGGCTCTGGATGTACTTTTCGTCGCGGTAGGCCCGCTTCTTGAACAGAGGGATGCCGCGGAAATAAACGGCTATGTCCCACCATTCGCGCTCGGTGATCCAGAGCGTTCCTTGAACCTGGGCGATGTGCTCGCGCGGAAACTCGTCTTTCAGCATCAACTCAATGAGCAGGTGCGGGAGCTTGGTCTTGATCTCAAGCCCGCCGTCGTCGCCGATCAGACTGTCAGGCGAACAGCCGACGCGGCCGTTTCGG